TGAACCAATGCGCGTCACGGTGACACCTGATGGCCCTTTGATTGATGCTTTGTTCCCGGCAATGCCGATAACAACACCATAAGTTCGCGTGCCGCCATACTGCCAACTCACACGATCACCACGCTTTACCGCCTCTTGCTTCATTTTTTCTTGCCTCCCTTTTTCTTGCCCATTGGCTTGGCGGGCTTCTTAGGCCCCTTGTAATACCCAGGCATGGCTAAAACAGCGTCAACCTCAGCCTACTTAGCAGCAGGCTTCTTTGTCCTTGGGGTGCGGCGCTTTGATGTTGGCTTCGCTTGCTCTGCCGGGGTTGCGCCATCAAGCATCCGCCCAAAACGGTTGCGCCATTGCTTGGTGCCATCACTCAGCTCAACCTCAGCGGCGAGCATCAGTTGATCACCCACAATAACGGAAACATATTGAGGCATTTGTTTATTTGGCTTTGGTCTTTAATTTAAGGCTCTTTTCTTAGTGTTATCCACAAACTTGAAGCCACTTTTCTCCGCAAGCGCCTCTAGGAAGCCCTCATCCTCAGGCTTTAAGCCCTTAGGGTACGCCTTAGGGTCCACAACCCCGATTGCTGGTGGGGCATTGAAGCGCTCGTCGTGGGGCTTGCTCATAGCTGCTCTAGTTCAACGACCCAGGTGTAACGGCCTTCCTTGGTCGCTGCCTTGGAGATTGTCTCTTTGGTAACGCCTTTCACACTATAGCCGACGCCTTTCGGCATCAGCACCTCCTCCTCCTCCACAAAGGCGGACAGCGTATGGATGTCTACCCCATGCTTGTTCTTTACCTTGAGCAGAACATGCTGCTGCGTGCCCTTGTCGGCAAAGTTCAGGTACGGGTTCGCCGTCCAGCTCTCCATTGCCAGCGATTTATTACCTGATTCAAGACCTGCAATCAACTCCTTTAGCCCCGCCTCGCTCATGTCAAGCGAACGATAGATTTCGCCCTTGTACTTCGGAGCACGCCCAAGGAAGCCCTCAATCGCATCTGCTCTGCGCCTCCATGTCGCGTCAGGCTTGTGGATCTCCAACTGTGATTGCTCATAGGTAGATAGCTTCTTGCCGGCTTGCTGCGCTGCGCGGAACTGCTCTGCGCGGATTTCTCTGTACGACTCGCCTGTGTAATCAATCAATGCCCCTCTTGGTGGCTTAGCTGCAGCGATCTCCTTGGGAACCTTGACTTTTTCGTTTTTCTCTAGGCTGTCAAGGATCTTATTGATCTGTGCATCTTCCTTCGCTTTTGCTTTCTCAAGTGCTGCATAGGCTGGATCCTTGGCCTTCAACGCATCAAGCTCTGCCTTGACTGCTTTTGTCTTTGCGACCAGCGCTTTGGCCTCCTTGGCAGGCGCAGTCAACAAGTCAGCGTTGAGCTGGTTGTACTCCTTCTGCTTGGCCTTGATCTGATCAGCCAGGTTCAGCTTGGCCTTAGTTACATCTAGCTTCTGCTTGGCCTCTTCGACTGCCTTCTTGGCAGCAGCAGTCTTGGCTTTTGATGCCGCCAGTTTCTTTGCTAATTCTTCCTTCTTAGCCTTTGCTTCCGCTTCTGCCTTTGCTTGAGCTGCGGCTTTAGCTTTTGCCGCCGCCGCTTTCTTTGCCGCGGCTTGCTGTGCTTTTTTCGCTACTGCCTCATCAATTGTCGAGGCAGGTTTAACCTTTGTTCGTTTTAGTTTATTTTCTAAATCTCTCAACGTAAGCTCTGACCCATCCTCACGCACAAACCGCCGGATCGCTTCCTTGGGGCCAACCTTCGCCGCAAATTTGTCAAAAATCTGCGCCCTGCGCTTACCACCAAGGATTTCTGCTTTCTCCCTTTGCGGCTGCTTGCTCAACCATTCGCCATACGTTTGGTCTTGTGGCACCAAGCCATCATCACTGCTTCTTTTGCCAGGCGGAGGTGGGTCAATGCCGAGCCCTGCATAATCAATAACCGGCACGGTTGTAGACCTGCAGTTGAAGTGCTGCGGCGGCTGAGGCCCCTTGCCATAAACAAACTCCTTGCCATCATGCGCGCGGCAGATTGCCGAAGTCCTGTTATCAAGCGTGGCAACGTAACGATATTTCTTGGTCACTTCCTGATTGGCCTTGTAGCTTGCCATGCTGGCCGCGTTTGAAACCTGATTCACACTTGTCCGCACAAGCGTTAGCACTTGATGGTTGGCCATCTTTGTCACCTCACCACCGGCCAAGGCAATTTGCCTCGCAGAGCCAGGCTGCCCAAACCTCAACCGACCACGCAACTCACGCGAGATCCTTGTAATTGATTTCCCTTCAAACAACCCATTGCGCACCGTATTGGCAAACAGCTCAGCATTATCTGCCGCCATGCCTCGGAATGTCTTTTCAATTACTTTGCCGTTGGGCAGGGTAATGGTTGCGCCCTGTGCCGCTGTCAGCTGAAAAGTTGCCTGGGGCGCCTTTGTTACAGCTGCTTGCAAGTCATCACTTAAGGCCACCACGTTGATGGCCGTTGGGTCAGTTGTTGCTACCGCCTGCGCAAAGCCGGGGCTGACTTGCACACTGCGCACTTGGCGACGCGCCTCAATCGGCAGTGCTTGGCGTAACTGATCTTCAACAAACTCAGACTGGAGAACAGCTAAGCCCTGCAATTCACGCCCAGTCAGCTTTACCGCATCTCCGCGCCATCCATCTAACGACTGCTTTAAATCAGCAAGGATTGCTCGCAGCCTCGTCGCCCTCATCGGCGCCTGCATTTCATCCAACCCTTGCAGCTGCGCAACAGCGTCCAAAATCACGTTGTTGTACGAAATGATGATCTGCCGTGCAACCCCGTTGCTAAAACGGTTCAGATCAACAGCGTTGTTATAGAAAGCAGCCGGGACGCTCATTCCTGTTCCAGCCCGAAATAACTGGCAGATTCCGAACAGATGATCGAGACATCACCGCCGGCCTTCAATGCACCTTGGACCATATCACCGAACTCTGCAATCACATCATCACTATTGGGAATCTGTGCTTCTGTTACTGCCTGCGTCTTGCCATCCAGCAGCCATGACACCCTGACCACAGCGAACCGATCCGCCGGCAACTGTTCCTGAACGTAATAGAGCGTTTGCATGGTTTTCTTGCCTACGCGCCTATGCCAGAGCCGACTAAAAAAACCCATCAATTTTCCAGCTCCGCATTAGGGCGTTCTTCTGGCATTTGCTGCTCATCAATCACTTGCGGCTCAGGCTCTTTATCTAGCAAGCCTCCGGCCTCAGTGGCCTCAAGCTCCTCTTCAACATCAAATTCATCGCCCAGCACCTCACCAGCAGCCAATTGATCAAGCAGGGTTTTTTGAGTGATCGTGCCTGCGGTGTAAAGCTGCAGCAGCGCTTGGATTTCCTGTGGTTCAAGGCGTTGCCCTAAGAAATCACGGTTGACCAAACAGCTGCCGGCGTTTGCCTCTTGCATGTATTCGGCATGGAACACCAGACAGTTGTCAATCATATCTTGCATGTTCTGCGCCACTACCATCATTGCTGAGTCGCCTTGGCTGCGATCGATGCGCTTGGCTTCAGCTGTTTCTGCACTCAGCTTCTGTCCCAACACCGCGGCCAAGCCCAACTCATTGATCTGGCCAGCAATCTGCTCCAGCCGTTGGAACTGCGCTTGGAAGCTGTTGCCGCTTGGCTCGATATATTCCGCCCTACCGTCTGCCGGGAATGCAATGGCCTCGCCCGGACCAGCGCTCACCTCTTCAGCAGATTGCGGGAACCCATAGAAAGCCAGCATGGGCACCGCTGAAATGTGCAGCTGGTTATCGAGATCCGACTGAACTTGATATGCCTTCAGGTTTAGCTCGGCAATATCAGCCAACGGCGGGGTGGATTCAAACAACCCGGTTCGGTTTGCATACGCCACGCTGAATGGAATTTTGCTCAAACTTGTGCGGCCTTCGTCAACAATTCGGAAATCGCCTTTGACATCCTTCTGGTGGATTTCATAAGCGCCTGGCGTCAATACTCGCACCTGTTGGACCTGCTTTTCTCCATACAAGCCATCGGGAACGACAACATCCTCAGCCAACCGCAGCTGAGTTAAAACTTGCTTGCCCTCTTGCTGCTCTGCCCGCCAGCCCAAAATATCGCGCGGAGTATAAGCCACCCAGTATGGACGGCCATTCTGTCCTGCTGCGGGTGCATCAACAAGCACGCCAACATGACCATAACGCACACACTTGCGCGCTGTTTCGTATGTCCAAACGTTCAGGTCATTGCCCTGCAGGTCAACATCAAACAGCTGCTCAGTAATAACGTCTGACACGTCATTCAAGCGAACAGGCTTGCGCGTCAGCATCCCCGCCAGCATCCTTTCGATGCGCACATAGAACGGCGCCAGTGTGGAGCGGAGCAAGCGGTTGTCATAGGCCTCATCAAGCTCTCGCGGCTCCTGCGGCAAATACTTTCGGTGCTTTTTCCTGATCCCGTACGTTCCCTGCAGCAGGCACTCAATCAACAGCCAATGGGGCTCCATGTTGACCCAGGCGTTATTTGGGTCGTTGACGTTGGTGACTGTGCCGATGCGTTGCCTGCCGCCAAGCGTCATTCCTGAGTACACAGTCCCGCCCCGTCTTTTGTGATCATGTTAATAGAGGCGAATGCCAGTGCTCCGCCCAGCACGGGCGTGCAACGGGTTGAACTCACGCCACACCACATACCCAAGCGCATCATTCATGTGGTCGTAGCCTGCCTCCTTATCTGGCTCGCCCTTCTCTGTGTAGCTTTGCAGCTCTAAGCATTCAATCGTCCGCTTGCAGCAGGCCGCAACCTGCAGCCGTATCTCACCTTTACCATTCATCAATAAAGCTTGAACAGCTGCGACACGATCGCGAACAGGTGGGTTAGCGGCCGGTGATTGGTTGGTGTAGCCGTAGGATTCCAAGATCTGAATGTCAGTTCTGCTGGCATTCGTAGATCGTGCTCCGCCTGACGCATCAGGGTAAACAAGAACACGGCGGCCTTGGTATCGTCGCCCGATTTCTTGGGCCAGTGCATCTGTGTCATGTGCTCCGCTGATCTCATCGATCAGGAGTAATTGGTTGCCCAGGCGAACGGCAATCACGGCGCTCATGTTGCCAATGTTGAAGTCAACGCCAACCCGCAATGGCTCGTTGCTTACATCAGGAACGCTGGCGACAACATGCGTGGCACGGTTGAAACGGTCGTAGACCTGGCCTGTTGTCAGATTGCAGAACTGCCCCTCAAGGTAAGCCTTAAGCAGTGAGGGGTCGTAGTTGGCCTGCAGCCGTTCGATAAAGTCTGGTGGCAGATGGGGATTATCTGCCGTGCGCATCCTAATCAACTTGCGGTCAGTTCGCTTCTGTGCATCTTCTGAGCCAAAGGTGTTCCACATCCAACGGAAGCCTTCAGGCGTTGATGCAGCGCCAAACTGCCGAACGTTGCCAGAGCGAAGGCGACCAAGGATTTTGGGGAAAGCCCGACCGCAAACTGTAGGGTTCACGGTGTCGATCTCGTCGGCCAACACCCAAGCAAGGTTGAGGCCAATGATGCGCGACCAGTTTTCAAACGAGCGGCACAAAATCTTGGTGTCGCCCTTTGGCAGGTGTAGGACGTACTCCGGCAGAGGTGATGCCCGGAAGGTGTATGGGATTTCATAGCTTTCTAGGAAGCTCTCAAAATCGGTCTGCCAGATGTCGCGAATCAATGGGCCAGTTGGCTCCATTACGCAACCGATGAAGCCTTGATTGGCTGAAGCCAGCGCAACAGCCTTAGCTGCTAGTGCGCGCGTCTTGCCTGCGCCATAACCAGCCGACACGCCAATGATGTCGGTTGTGCTGTCATCAAAGAAAGCTTGTTGGCCTGGATGCAGATCCTGCCGGATCCGCTGCAACAGCTGATGCAGATCAAAGTCGCTGTGCTCATCGCCTAGGCGGGACAGGATCGAACCGCCAGCAACATCGGCAAGGATCGTCACTGCAAAACTTGGGTGATCTTGGCGGCGGTGTTGATACAACCCAAGGCACAGCTGATGTTGCCCTGCTTCCTAGCTTCCTTTTGCAAAGAGGCAAGCTGAGCCAAAATCTCCGCGGTGAATGTACGGCGGTCAATCTCCCAGTCCTGCCTCAAGATTTCGCGTGCGCGTGCCATGTACTCGTCTGTTTGGCGCGAGCAAACCCCCCATTCAGTCGAGGCGTATTGAACGATCTCAGAGCGGACAGCGCCGTTAGCCAGGAGGCGACAGACGCGATTAACGCGCATGTCGATTTCGATTTTGGTGGATTTCTTTGCCATCAGAAGTCAGCCTCCTCCTGTTGGAAGTGTGTTTCGGAGGGGTGGCAGATGGCGGTGTTGCCGGTGAATGATTCCCACCTGGCGACTATTACGTCAACGTAAGCGGGGTCGAGTTCCATCATGCGGCAGTGGCGGTTGGTCTTTTCGCAGGCGATGAGGGTGGAACCTGAGCCACCGAATGGGTCAAGGACTAAGCCGTCAGCTTTTAACAAACACCACTCAAGGAGTTCAACAGGTTTTTGAGTTGGGTGGTCTTTTTTGTAGGAGGTAACGGATAGGCGGAACATTTTTGCAGGGCCTGGGATGTTTGTCCAAGCCAGCTCACACATGGCGAGCGAGAATTCTTCTGGCTGTTTTTTATCCCAAACGTAAAAGCACTGAGCAGGGGGCAAGCCAAAGTAGTTGCCGCCCCAGATGATTGAAGCTGGGGCGAGTTGGTTGAAATAGGCGAGAGTCGAGTCGTCAACTGGCTCAGCGTCCCAATCTTTCTTTTGATGCTTTTGTCTTACTGGGTTTGCACTGATGTTGATGCCGTATGGGGGGTCAGTTAGAAGCAGTCCTGCTGTGCCGCCATCCATGAGGCGTTCAACGTGCTGCGGGTTGGTGCTGTCACCGCAGAGGAGGCGATGGTTGCCAAGGATCCAGAGGTCACCTGGTTTAGTCGTCGGTTCCTGCGGAACCTCGGGGACGTCGTCAGGGTCAGTGTTGCCTTTTTCGGGTGGGAGCTCGGTGACGGCTAGAAGTTCGTCGAGGTCTTCTTGGTCGAACCAAGGGGTGAGGTCATGCTCTTGGGAGAGCTGATGGAGCATGTGCTGATCCCACTCGCTGAGATCGGCGGTGCGGTTGTCTGCAAGAGCAAGCCCAACCTTTTCCTCTTCAGTCAGCCCTGTGCGCTTAACTGCAATGATTTCATCGCCATTAGTTTCGATAATGCGAACGTTTTTGATGCCAGCAGCTTTAGCCCCCTCAACGGTGCCATTGCCTGCAAGGATGCGGTTGTCTTCATCAATGACAATAGAGCGCGCAGCGCCGTAGCGCTGCAACGACTCTTTAATCAATGACGCGGACCGATCAGTGCGCCGTCGAGCATTTTTATGGTCAGACTGCAACTGATTGATTGATTGCATTATTGCTTGGGATGATGCAGCGAGTTTAAAGCAACTGCAGTGATATGAACAGCTTGATGATGAGAGAGGAGGCCCCTCATGGCGTACTGAACAGCAGCGGCTGCGTCATTAAACGCTTTTGGCGTTGCAAGAGCAGATTGAGTCAAGCATGAACGGATGATAGCCGAACGGCTGAGTTGACTGTGCTTTGCCTGCGCGTCTAACGCGCGGATTTGATCCTCCTCAAGGGATACTTTAATTTCACGCATTTGCTTCAAGGAAAGCGTTGATTTCGGTGTTTAACAGCTGAAGGATTGTGATTGCTTCAGTTGGAACGCTGCTGTTGTCATCAATTGCGTTGTCTTGCACTGCGGCCATAACAGCTGCTGTCGTCGCGCAAAGATCTTCAAGTCGTATGATGACAGGGCGTTGTTTTTCTGAAACTGCGGTCATTTGCTGATGGACTTGATTAGGCTGGGCAGCTCGCGAAGCTGTAATTTTACCTCCTCAATGTAATAGGGGAGTTCGGGCTTGACGCCACTTGTTGCTTGTTGACGCAAAGCGTTGAGATCAGCGATTGATTGTTGCCAGATTTCTTTACGTTGCCGGTGGATTTCGCGCGTGGCGTCTTTGTCAATGAGGATGCCGATTTGCTGCTGGAAGCCGGCGCAATCGACAACGTTAGGGCCAGCGGAAGTGCGCAACCCACCGCGTGTGGCATTGCTTTGGTGATCAACAGATTCATAAGCGGCAGTGCAGTGGCAGATGATTGCTAGATCACTGCCACCAACGCGCTGACCATTGGGCGTGATGTCGTAGTCAGGGACGTACTGCCAGATAAGGCCATCACTGTTGGAAACGATGCCGGTGTCGTAGCAGGCGTAGCAGGCGGCTTGTGGGGCATAGGCGGTGATCTCGCGATCACGGCTGTGCCTCTTGTGTGAAA